AGAATGGGCTGACCCGAAGTGCTGGGCAAAGGCCAATCCGGGGCTGGGCAAGATCAAGTCACTGGCAACACTGGCTGAGAATGTTGCAAAGGCTAAGCGCGACCCGTCATTTCTGCCGACGGTACTTACAAAAGATTTTAATGTGCCTGAGAACAGCAACGAAGCGTGGCTGCCCTATGACGTGATTGTGAACAACGCCGTGGCGGACCCAGACTATCTGAAGCATTCCTATTGCGTCGGAGGGTGTGATCTAAGCGCTACGACCGACCTCACATGCGCCACCATCATTATCAAGAAGCCGAATGACGAGCATTTTTATGTCAAGCAACAATATTTTCTTCCACAGGCACGGGTGGACGTTACCGAGCAGAGTAACGCAAGGGAAGCGCCATATCGCTTGTGGGCTGAGCAAGGTTGGCTGACTATTTGCGAAGGAGCAACGGTGGATTATCGGGCTGTGACGCAGTGGTTCGTTGACCGAGCGGAGATTGACGACCAGCGCGCACTCTGGGTTGGGTTTGACAGGGCGTTGGCTGGTTTTTGGCTTGAAAGCATGAAAGAGGCCGGATTCGCCGATATGGAAAAGGTGGCTCAGGGAACTTTCACATGGAATTATCCCATGAAGCGATTGGGTGGGTTGTTCGAGGAAAAGAAGGTCGTATACGACCGGAACCCAATTCTGCGGTGGTGTCTCCTAAACACCGGCGTTAAAACACTGAACCGAGACGGCATCAATTCAATCGCTCCGGTTAAAACCTCGTCCACAAAGCGCATTGACGGAATGGTGAGTTTGCTGAACGCCTTTGTATGCTACTGCAACCATGAAAACGACTTCAATAATTATATTCGATAAGGAGGCTGTATGGCCGAAAAAAGCTATTGCGTATACAAACATACGGCCCCAAATGGGAAAGTATATATTGGAGTGACTTCCCAAATGTTGAAGCGTCGTTTCCAAAACGGGAAGGGATACTTTCATAACGAACACTTCAAGCGGGCGATATTGTTATATGGGTGGGAAAACATAAAACACGAAGTTTTGAAAAATGGGCTAAACCGTGAAGAGGCGATTGACGAAGAAAAGCGGCTAATCGCCTTTTATAATTCAACCGATCAGACAAAAGGCTACAACTTAATGACCGGAGGAGACGGCCTCGGAACACACACACAAGAAACTTGTAAGAAATTGAGCTTGTTGGCGACTGGGAACAAATGGTGCGTTGGCCGTAAACTTAGAGATGAAACAAAAGAAAAGATTGGAGCGGCACAGCTTGGAAGAAAACAAACAGACGAACGACGCGCACACGTTAGTGCGTGTTTAAAAGGAAGAAAACAAACTGATGAGCATATAGCGCGGCGAAGCGCGTCAAAATGTAAACCTGTGTCCCAGTATCTTAGCGGGGAAGAAATCGCTCAATATCCATCCGCGAAAGCTGCGGCTGAAAGCGTTGGGGGGTTTAAGGGGAACATCACATCGTGTTGCCGAGGTAGACTTAAAACTATTTATGGGTTTGCTTGGCGTTATGCAGAGAACAATAAGGTGGTGGGTGAATGAATTTTAGGGGCGCAATAACCGCCTTGTTCGGCGGAAAACGTGAGCAGACCGGGACGGCCTGGCGCGAGATCGGCCAGTACAATAGTTACTTCGCGCCGTATAGCGGTGACCTGTATGGGAACGACGTGGCGCGGAGTTGCATCAGGACACTTGCGGAGCATACGAGCAAAGCCAACGCGATCGTGCGGCAAGACCAAGCGCTTGAGAAGATGATCCGGTTACGTCCGAACCTGTACATGAACGGCAAGGATTTCCTGTACAAGTGCCGGACGCTGTATGAAATCAATAACACGGTTTTCATATTCATCAACCGGGATGAGAGAGGCAAGCCGGTTTCGCTCTATCCAATTCCGCATTGTCCGGCCGAGGCCGTGGACGTTGGAGGCCGTTTGTTTATCAAGTTCACGTTTGTTGACGGAACGAGATTCTCTGCGTCATGGAACGACTTGGCCGTACTGCGGAAGGATTACAACAAGTCTGACATCTACGGCGACACAAATCAGGCCATCACCACCAGCCTCGACCTGCTCTCTACTACGGGACAGGGCATGGCTAACGCGATCAAGTCGACCAGCAACCTGCGAGGCATCCTCAAGTCAACCAAAGCGATGTTATCGGATGATGACGTTAAAAAACAAAAAGAACGATTCGTGGCCGACTACTTATCGCTGGAGAACTCCAGCGGCATCGCGATGCTTGACAGCACTGTGGATTTCAAGCCTGTTGATGTCAAGCCGGAGATAGCTACCTATGAACACGTTGGACAGCTGAAAGAGAATGTCTACAGGTACTTTGGCGTATCGGAAGAGGCCATCCAGGGCAAATTGTTCGGGGATGCCTGGGAGGCATTTTACGACAGCGCGATTGAACCGTTCCTCATTGCCATGAGCGCAGAACTGACTTACAAGATGTTCACCGACAGGCAGCGGGGATTCGGCAATGAAATCATATTTGAATCGAGCCGCATGCAGTACATGTCGATGGCTAACAAACTGGCACTGGTGCAGATGGTCGACAGGGGGTCGCTTACTCCAAACGAGTGGCGGCAGGTGCTTAATCTCGGCCCGATTGAGGGCGGGGATGTGCCGCTTCGGAGACTCGATACCGCTGTGGTTAATGACAACAATATCGACAAACAATTAACGAAAGGTGAGGAAGATGCCAGTCAAACCGAATAGAGAATATCGTGCCATGTCCCTGATGAAGCCGTCTGAACAGAAACGCCTGCAGACGGACTTTTATGTGGAAGGATACGCAACGACTTTTAACGACCCCTATGTGTTGTTTGAAAGTGAAGGCAACAAATACTTCGAGGTGATCGACCGCGGCGCCCTGGACGGGGCGGATGTCAGCGACGTCATCATGCAGTTGGACCATCAGGGACGTGTCCGGGCGCGGACCAGCAACAGGACGCTGGGCATCGAGTCGGACGACCACGGGCTGTTTACCTATGCTGATTTGAGCCGCTCCAGTGCGGCGCGTGAACTGCACGAGGATATCACCAGCGGGCTGATTACCCAGATGTCATGGGCCTTCACCGTGGACAAGGACGAATACGACAAGTCGAACCGGACGCGCGTCATCAAGCGCATCCGCAAGGTTTACGACGTATCAGCGGTTTCAATCCCGGCTAATCCCGGGACGGAAATATCTGCCCGGTCCTACTTCGACGGAGTGATCGAAGCGGAGCGCCAGGAGTTGGCGCGGCGGCAGAGGGAACTGGAACTGGCCAAGGCGAAATACTTTTACAAGGGAGTAAAGATATGAATTTGGATGAAATGAACCTCCAGCAAGTGGAGGAACGACTGGCCGCGCTGGACATGGAAGTCCGCGAGGCGACCGAAGCCGAAGCGGTGGAGAAGGCCGCCGAGGAAAAGAAGGGCCTGCTGACCCGCAAGGCCGAGCTGAAAGACTTGGAAGCGCGCAAACAGACTGCGCTGGACCTGACCGCAGGAAAGAAGCCTGACAAAATTGTGGAAGAAAGAAAGGTTGAACCCGACATGGAAAAACAAGAAATCGAAAAGCGCGGCCAGGACCTGAAGGAAAACCGCTCTGTCACCGTGGTCTCCACCGGCGTTCTGCTGCACGAAGCGCAGGCCGCCAATGTCAACCCGACCTTCAATGAGGTCTCATCCCTGATCGACCGCGTACGTTCCTTGAACCTGCCCGGCGGCGAATCTTTTGAGCAGCCGTATCTCGCAAGCTACGGCACCGGCGACTACAAGACTGAGGGCATCGCTTATGCCGCTGCCGAGCCTGTCTTTGCGTCCGCGACCATCGCCAAGGCGAAAGTGACAGCGTATGCGGAGTTCACTGAGGAGCTTGAAAAACTGCCCGCCGCTGACTATGCCAACATCGTCATGCAGGGCGTACCGCTGGCTGTGCGGAAGAAAATCACCAAGGAAATCCTGGTCGGTGACGGAGATACGAATCACCTTGTCGGCATCTTTGACAATGACGCAACCGCGATTGACGCGGCAACCGACCTACCCATTTCCGAGATCAACGAGGACACCCTGGACGAGATTATCTTTTCATTCGGCGGTGACGAAGACACCGAGGACGCGGCTGTGCTGATCCTGAACAAAGATGACCTGAAAGAATTTGCAATGCTCCGTGATTCCAACGGTCGCAAGATTTACGACATCAAGCCCGGCGGTAATGTCGGGACGATTGACGGTGTTCCGTACATCCTGAACTCCGCTTGCAAAGCGAT